CGCAACTTACAGTTGAGCCGCCAACAAAGGAAAAAAGAAAAGTAGGTAAACCCTCTTCATACAACATAGAGACAGCTAGAGTCATATGTGAAAGACTAAGTAACGGAGAGTCTCTAGTACAAATAACCAACGATGATCACATGCCTGTGCAGTCGGTCGTGTACATGTGGTTGTTGAGGCACGAAGAATTTACGGAGATGTACACACGCGCACGAGAGGAGCAGGCAGATACAAACGCTGACCAGATCCTCGCCATTGCTGATGAAATGCCCCCTGAGTACACCGACGAGAAGGGGCGCACTACCCTAGACCCTACCTACATTGCTTGGCAGAAGCAACGCATAGAGGCGCGCAAGTGGACGGCTATGAAGCTCAAGCCCCGCAAGTACGGTGACAAGATGCAGATCGGTGGCGACCCAGATAACCCAGAGAAACTCGGCATGACCATGTTCGACGCTCTGCTCAAGAACGTAGAACTAAAGTTACAAGCCAAGAATGGATGAGGATGTAGTCTCAGAGACGCTTGAGGCGCTCAAGCACCCTGATACCCGCAAGCAGTTCCTTGCCCTGCCCTTAGCGTCCCAGATAGCGTTCACATGGCGTATGGGTTGGTACGCTACCCAGCACAAGCACCAGACGCTCCCCAAGGGGAACTGGTGGACGATATGGGTTCTCCTTGCTGGTCGTGGTGCGGGTAAGACTAGAACCGCCGCGGAGCAGGTAGGTTGGTGGGCGTGGTCATACCCTAACACTCGATGGTTGGTGTCGGCTCCTACCTCTGCGGACGTGCGTGGTACGTGCTTTGAGGGTGATTCAGGGTTAGTCAACATCATCCCCAAGGAGTTGGTGCTCGACTACAACAAGGCGCTCCACGAGATGGTGCTCCTCAATGGCTCGATACTCAAGGGCATCCCAGCATCTGAACCTAGTCGCTTCCGAGGCCCTCAGTCCCACGGAGCGTGGTGCGATGAGCTAGCGGCGTGGGACTACTTGGACGAGGCGTGGGATCAGATCATGTTCTCCGTCCGCCTACCCCTGACCGACTTGGGTAACAAAATTTTATGCACAACTACTCCACAGCCTAAAGACTTGATCGTCGACTTGGTGGGTAGGGATGGTGACGACGTGACGGTAACTACCGCCTCGACCTACGCCAACCTTGCCAACCTATCCACAACCTTCCAAAAGCAGATCCTTCAGTACGAGGGAACCAAGATCGGTAGGCAGGAGATTCACGCGGAGATCATTGACCCAGAGGAGTCAGGCATCATCAAGCGCGAGATGATCAAGTTGTGGCCCAACGGCAAACCGTTCCCCAAGTTCGAGTACATCCTCCAGAGCTATGACTGTGCGACGAGTGAGAAGACGGTCAACGATCCAACCGCCGCGGGAACGTGGGGTGTGTTCAAACCGCTGGATGGCCCCATGTCCGTCATGCTCATCGACTGTTGGCAAGACCGCCTGCAATACCCTGACCTGCGCCCAAAGGTGGCGGAGGAGTACGAGGTGGTGTACGGCGAGGGGCAAGACAGGAAGAGGGTCGACTTGATACTGGTGGAGGACAAGAGCGCAGGGACGCAGTTGATCCAAGACTTGGGGAGATCGCATCTGCCCGTGAGGGCGTACAACCCGGGTCGGGCGGACAAGATGCAACGCTTGAACGTCGTGTCTAGCGTCTTCGCTCGCGGTCGAGTCTGGGCACCCGAGAGCAGTGAACGCCCCAAGTTTGTCAAAGACTGGTGCGAGCCGTGGCTCAGCCAACTTTGCGCCTTCCCTGACACGAGCCACGACGACTTTGTGGACATGACCACGCAGGCTCTTAGGTACTTGAGGGACTCAGGCTGGATCGACATCGATGGCGAACCACCAGAAGCGTATGACGAGGACGACTACGTTGACAGTGGAAGACAGAGACGAGAAAACCCATATGCTGTATAGACTTGACAAGCTCGAGTCTGTATGATTGGCATACCTAACTAACCGAGGTCAGAATGCCTAACCCTCGCGCTCAACGCCAACTCACGCTTGATAGAGTAGTCTCTGACCTCAAGAGCTTTGCAGAACCAGCCCAAGCAATGGGCGACATGATGGCAGGCGCACTGCGTGGCTCAGTCGCCGCTACTTCTGGTCTTGCTGGGGACATCAGTGAGATTGGACGCGCAGTAGCTCCAGACGCAATGCAATCCGTCTTTGGTCGTCGCGTCATGCCAACGACTGAAGAGATGAACAAGATGCTTCCTTCTGCTGTACCGCAGAACGCATCCCCATCACGCAAGCACACTGCTGAGGTGTACGGCGCGCTTGGTGAGTTCATGCCTACCCCGATGTCAGGAACCGCGGCTAAGGCTCTGTCCTATGGCTTAGGACGTGGAGCAGGCGCGCTGACTAGAGGAGCAGGTAAGGCGGTCAATGACGCCATGGTGTACAACCAAGGCCCTCTCGCCCAAGGCTCCCTCTCCTTCCTCGCTCCAAGAACAGCGACCATGAATGTGGTCAAGCCTGAAGGCGGTAACTGGCTGGGTGGGAACATGAGTGGCGCTACGGTTGGCAACGTCGATAGCAATCTCAAAAGATTAACGCCAAATGCGGATCAAACAGAAGCGATTGCCCATCGAAAGGAACAATTAGCCAGCATGGAAAATGCAGGCAGTTACTCTCCAAGAGTAATAGAAAACGCCAAGTCAGATTTGCAGGGATTGGAGCGTGATCAGGCGCTCAACAATTGGGTTACTAAAAACATTGGCAACTACGTCAAGAAGCAAATGGCTACGCCAAGCGATCCAGTTCGCCTGATGCTTGAAAGACGCTCGCAAGAGATTGAGGCTCAGTTCCAAGTGGACATGAATCGCGCAGAGCGCACTCGTGCAAGGGCTGAGGCAGAGACCGATTCACGTAGACAAGCTAACCTGATGCGTCAAGCCGCACAGCAAGAAGAGCAAGCCAAGTTTGACAAAGACTTTGCAACTCAAAATGCTAGTCACTTGAGTCCAGAGCAACAGCCTTGGGGTGACATTGACACTCAAGCAGTTACTGAACTGAAAGGGAAAAGAAAACAAGCAGGGTTCTCTCCAGAGGGTGAAGCCAAGTCTGACCTAGCTAGACGCTGGGAGCAGTTATCCGATGAGGCTGTTGGTGTCAACCGCGCTGGAGATGTGCAAGCTCAAAAAGATGCGATGACTAAAGCGCAAGATGCTGAGCGTGCGTTTCTCAACAAAGATGATGAGATCAATGAAACATTCCGCCCTCGCCTGATAGAAGCATTGGCGCAAAGAGGCGAGTCACTCTCAGATAAAGACTTAGACGCGCTTGTTAAGAACCTGCCAACCAGTCAGAAGGCGGTGATTATTGGAGAAGGCGATACGTGGAATGCGTTACGCAACGAGAATCTACAAACAAGAGTCAATGTCAACAGCGGTCTTTATGGCGCTTACAGTGAAAACAAGTGGATTGACAAGCTCAACCCTGAGACCAACGTCTACTCTGCCTACATCGGTGACCTCGGGTTTGACCACGTCATCGATGTCATCAGGCAAGATGTAGCGGCTGGTCGTATCCGTCCTGAGCAACTTAACAAGCTGTCGATGGATCAAGCGATTCAGCGTACTGCTGAGTTCAACGCTGAGCAGGCTAAGAAGATGCAGGAAACTGCCATCAAGAACACTGAGGGAATGCCACTGCACAAAGAGTATCCAGAGGGATACAAGTGGGTTGAGTTGGCTACGCCAGAGATCAAAGAGTTGCCAGAAGGTTACACGGCTGTCCCGTACAAATCTGACTACTCCAGCGGCATAAAGATTCTTGACTCTGAGGGTAAGCAGGTATCCGCTGGTGACGACATGAATGAGGCTCTTAAGAATTGGGGCGGACTAAGGCTTGAGGAAGCACTCAAGTACGAAGGCGACACCATGGGTCACTGCGTTGGTGGTTACTGCCCTGACGTAATAGAAGGTCGCTCACGCATCTACAGCCTGCGCGATATGCGTGGTGAGCCTCATGTGACTGTAGAGGTTCGACCCAAAAAGGAGCATCCTTATCACGACCAAATTCCAGAAGATGTTAAACAGCAACTTCGGATTGAAGGTGAAAAAATTGGGAATCAAAAAGCTGATGCGGCTGGATTCAGTAAATGGGGAGATGAAAGAGATTTGGAAATAAAACAAGCTATTTCCAAAGCAAAAGACGATTGGGCTTTGAATAACCCAATAGAGACAAACTTTATTGCCCAAATCAAGGGTAAGCAGAACAAAGCCCCCAAGGAGCAGTACCTGCCCTATGTGCAAGACTTTGTGCGCAGTGGCAAATGGGAAGACGTTGGCGACTTTGGCAATACTGGTTTGGTTCGTATTTATCCAGAAAGCGATTTAGCTAAAAGCCTTTCACAGAAAGGAATGGATGTCCCCTCGTATGCGACATCAGAAGAGCTAACCAATTTATTGAAACAAGCGCAAGTTGGATCATATAGGGATGCCAGCAAGGGAAAAACTTGGATCAATGACGAGCATCCTGACTATAGAACAGATGTGCCACCCGAAGGAGAAGGCATGAAGAAGGGCGGTAAGGTATCCATCTCTGACAACTGCGACTGCCAACACATGGCTGTGATGGATCAGCACATGGCTGGTGGTGGAGCGCTGAGCAAGGCGGCTATCGAGGCACTCGAGCGCATGAAGGCATTGAAGCCTGAGTTCCAAGCCAAAGTCAACCTTCAAAACAAATACAAGGCTGAAACCGCAGGACTACCCTACAGCGAGGTTAAGCCACTCCAAATGACCAACGAGCAAATCCGTGAAGAGATGGATCGTATGGCTCGTGAGCAGGCACAGCGTGAGCAAAGCAAGGCAGTTGGTGGAGCGATAAAGAAGCTTGCCAAAGTTGTCACTAGCTCATCCGATGAGCTTGCCCTACCGTCCAAGTTACCAAGAGCGAAGCCCAGAACCAAAGAAGACTTGCGCCCATTGGCTCAGGAGATGGCTGAGGCGACTCGTGGTGACTTCTACAGACCAAACCCAGCCAAGTCTATAAACCCTGCTGGTAAGTCGTTTGATCAATGGAAGATGGAGCAAGGGTTAGTCCACGACATCCGACCAACTGCACAGCACCAAGCAATCCCACGCTCTGACATTGAAAAACAAAAGGGTATGGTCAAGATGGGAATCTCTGGTGACACATCGGTCGCAGAGCAGGTCTTGCACGAGGCAGGCCCCTACACCCTAGACATCCCATCTCCACAGCATGGCGGGGCTTTGTATGGGCTTGGCAAGGAAGGGGCGTGGGCATCCAACAACCCAATCGCCGCCAACGTGCAAAAGCGCATCAACGAAATCTCTGAAGCGTATGGTGGAGCACCTATCCTTGGTCAATACATGCAGATGGGTAAGCTAGGGACTGATTTCGCCTTGCACTTTGCTGACGCTAACCTGCGAGCGATTGACTTGTCGAGGATGACGCCTAGCCAAATTGAGGCGGTCAATGACTTGATCCGCAAGGGAAGTCCGAAGTCGGGTGCTCGTCCGAGCTTCCCCGGCATCCAAGACAAGGACTCCGCTTACCTCCACTTCGCTGTTGACCCTGAGTTGCGCAAGCACTTCAACGCGATCATGCAAAAGCCCACGTTCACCGAGCCTCTGGGGTTACCAGACGGAAGGATTGTTCACCACGCCATCACAGAACCTGAGTTGCGCAACCTGCCAGTGACGACGACTGGGTTCTCGCAAATGGAGTTGCAACCCGGCTTCGACCCCGAGAGCTTGTTGCTTTCTGCGCACCCAACCTACTCGCATGTGATCCCGCACAAACCCAATACTGGACTCACCCGCACGCAAGTACACCTTCCTGCTCAGGTCGACTTCCCTGATGTGCATGAGTACGTCACGCAGACAGGCCCAAAAATCTACCGACCAGAAGACCTTACCCGCGTTTACCAGACTTCAACCCCACGCCAAATCGTGGATCAGCAACACATTGATGAGGTCAAGATGTTTGAAGAACTGATGAAGCAGTACGGCGGTAAAAAGAAGGGCGGAGCTATCAAGAAGATGGCTGATGGTGGTGAGATCACTGGTGACGACCTAATCATCGAGGAGCGCCCACTATGAGCAAGATCAAGGGGTTCTACTCTGCGCTAGACAAGGCGGCTGATGCGCTCAAGCGCAACAAAGGAACTGGTCAAGAGTTCATCACTGAGCTTTCCAAGATCAAAGGGGTAAAACCCGCAGAGATACAAGCTCGCAAGCTAGAGCGCATCATTGAGATGCCTAAGATGTCCAAGGAAGAGTTCCTTGCTAAACTGAAAGAATTTCCCCCTCCTCAACTGCGTGAGACTCAAATTGGAGAACCCACCCAGAAAGAGATACGCTCTCTTGCTGAGCAGTTAATGCACGATGACGCGGTCGAAGAAGCAGGTATGACTAGGCGCAACCGCTTTGAGACTGAGGATGATGTCGACTCCATTTTTGAGGACAAGATGTATAACGAGGAGCAAAAATACCTCGATCTTGCTCGTGAGCAAATCATTGATGAAGGCGGCGGAACAAGGTTTATAGACTGGAAGACTGAGGGTGGAGAGAACTACCGAGAAATACTGATGCGTTTACCTTCTGACGCTAAGAAGAACCAGAAGCGCATGTATGAGCTAGAAGCCAAAGAGAGACGCTCATCAGTTGGTCGTAACTTTGGCAACATCTTGCCAGAAGAGATGGAAGAGTTAAATCAACTTAGAGAGCTAGCCAAAAACCCCAAGCAAGATTTTCAGTCTAAGCACTGGGAAGAGCCTAACGTGCTAGCTCACATGCGTGTGCAGGACAGAATATCCCCAACCTACACCAAGGCTCAGATTGAAGACATTGGTAGGAGAATGGCTGAAACCTTGGGTGTTGATCCAAAGAGCTTAGCAAGCGGTTCCCCTAGCGTTGCTGTACAAAGAGGGGTGATTACTCCGTTGGAAGCCGCTCAGTTCTCCCACGCCAAGAAGTTTAAGAACGTAGACACCACAGGAGCCACGCAAAAGGTTCTCCACGTCGAAGAGATTCAGTCTGACTGGCATCAGAAAGCGCGTGACATTAGGAGAAAAGAGATAGAGCGCGTGATGAAAGCTGAAGGCATAGACAAGGCTACTGCTCAAAAACAAGTTTCTGAAGACTTTGGATACAAGGGAAAAGCTGAACAAGAATACGTAGATTATTTGAAGGATTTACAGGAAAGAGTAAAGCAAACCGTAAAACAAGATTATTTGACAAGCGGTGTTCCTGATGAGAAAGCAGAAGAACTTGCAGATAAGATGGCAAAAAGGATGGCTGACAATCCTATAGGGCTTGCTAAATTTGCTGGTGAAGAAGATAAAAGAATAGCAATGCATCAAGCAAGATTGAATGAGCAAGAGGCTGTGCCTGACGCGCCATTCAAGAAGAACTGGCACGAGCTAGCGATGAAGCGCCTGCTCAACTACGCCGCGGAAAATGGGTATGACAAGGTCGCCATCACCCCCGGTGCCGAGCAAGCCAAGCGCTACGATCTCAGCAAGCACATTAGCAAGGTTAGATATTTTGATGATCCAAATTCTGACATGGGCGTTCTTCACGCATACGATTTGGAAGGCAACAACATTCTGAACCAAAGAATTTCAAAGTCGGAACTTGAAGACCACATTGGCAAAGACGCTACTGAAAAATTGTTGGCTCAACAAGCCGAGAAAAACGAAAGAACAGGATACCCATCTCAACAAAGAAGTTTGTCTGGTCTTGACCTTCAAGTCGGTGGCGAAGGAAAGCAAACCATCTACGACAAGATGATTCCTAACTACCTCAATGAATTCGGCAAGAAGTACAACGTACAGGTCAGTCCGTTTGACATTGAACAGCCATCTGCAACAAATCCAAACAATTTGACGTTGCCCGGCTACGCACCCCAGCCAGTTCCAACCATGCAACTTCATGGCTTTGACATAACTCCTCAAATGCGTGAAGAGATAAATACACAAGGTCTGCCAATGTTCTCTGGTGGCGGCAAAGTAAAAAGAGGTGGTCGAGTTCATGTGTCTCAAAATCCAGACACAATGTTGCTTGATCTTATAAGTAGAAATTAAAGAAGGTTAAAACATGGCTACAGAAATGCCCATTGATCCCGAATTCGACCGCAATATTGCAGGTATTTCAGGGATGGAAGAACAAGAAGACGGTAGCGTTGCTGTCGACATCAACCTTGATGACTCAGAGATCGAGGAGCTTCCTGACGGTTCTGCTGTTGTCACGATGGAGGACTACAAAGGCCCCTCCGAGGATGAAGACTTCTACGCCAACTTGGCAGACAGTGACGACATCTCGTCCTACGATCTGGACTCAATTGCTCTGCGCTACATTGGTTTAGCGGAAAAAGACAAGGATGCGCGCAAGGAGCGTGATAAGCAGTACGAGGATGGCATCCGACGCACAGGCATGGGGAATGACGCCCCCGGCGGGGCAAACTTCAACGGCGCTAGCAAGGTTGTCCACCCTGTGATGGCTGAAGCCTGCGTTGACTTCGCCGCTCGCGCTATCAAGGAACTCTTTCCGCCTGATGGGCCTACCCGCACCAAAATTTTGGGCGACGTAGACGAAGAGAAGACTGCCGTCGCTGAGCGCAAGCGTGACTACATGAACTGGCAACTGACCGAGCAAATCGAAGAATTCCGCGACGAGCAAGAGCAGATGCTGACCCAGCTACCTCTCGGTGGCTCACAGTTCCTAAAGCTGTATTACGACGAGAAGAAGAGACGCCCATGCGCTGAGTTCGTCCCGATTGACAACATCCTCCTCCCCTTTGCGTCTGCCAACTTCTACACCGCTCAGCGCGTGACAGAGGTGATGGACATATCAGACTGGGAGTATCAGAACCGCGTGCGTTCAGGTCTGTACCGTGACACGAACTACATCCGCGCAACCATGGAACCTGATCCGACAGGCCCAGAGAAGGCGTCACAGAAAATTGAGGGTAAGAAGTTTGAGGATAGCGAGGACGGTATCCGTCGCATCTATCACATTTACACATACATGGAGTTGGAGGACGACCGCAGAACTGGCGGAGAAATGGCTCCATACATCTTGATGGTTGACGAGATGGACAACACCGTGATCGGTCTCTACCGTAACTGGGAAGAGGGTGACGAGACGATGACCAAGCTCGATCACATCATCGAGTTCAAGTTCATTCCTTGGAGGGGTGCTTATGCAATCGGTTTACCTCATCTTATCGGTGGTCTCAGTGCCGCTCTTACTGGGTCTCTTCGTGCTTTGCTTGATTCGGCTCACATCAATAACGCCGCGACAATGCTCAAGCTCAAGGGAGCACGCATCTCGGGACAATCCCAGCAAGTAGAGGTAACGCAGATAGCGGAGATCGAGGGGGCGCCCGGTGTCGATGACATCCGCAAGATCGCCATGCCCATGCCCTTCAACGCTCCTAGCGAGGTCTTGTTCAAGCTCATGGGCTTCTTGGAGAAGTCCGCTAAGGGTGTGGTAACCACCGCTGAGGAGAAGATCGCTGACATCAACGCCAACGCTCCTGTAGGCACCACACAGGCGCTGATTGAGCAGGGAGCCGCCGTGTTCTCCGCTATCCACGCTCGCCTCCACGAGTCCCAGAGCCGTGTTCTGAAGGTCTTGTCGCGCCTCAACCGCTGGTACTTAGACGAGCAAAAGCGTGGTGACATCGTTGCTGACCTTGAGGTCAAGCGCGAAGACTTCATGCGCAACACCGACGTTGTCCCAGTCTCTGACCCACACATCTTCTCTGAAACCCAGCGCATGGCTCAGATTCAAGCAATTGTGGCTCGTTCTGACAAACATCCAGAGCTATACAACGCCAAAGCTGTAGAGCAACGCCTGCTCAAGCAGTTGAAGGTTCCATCCATAAATGAATTATTAAAGGATGTCCCAGACCCAGAGAAGCGCGACCCAGCCAACGAGAACGTGGCTATGGCGATTGGGCAGGCGGCGTTTGCGTACATCGAGCAAGATCACTTGGCGCACATCCAGTCTCACTTGGACTTTGCCAAGGATCCAATCTTGGGTGGCAACCCATTGATCGCGCCAGCATTCATTCCGAAGGCGATGGAGCACGTTAAACAGCACTTGACGCTGTGGTACTTGAACCGTATGAATGGATACGTCACCAAGTCTGTTGGGCATCCTGTGAAGGATTACGACGACTCTGAGAAGACTGAGCAGATTGACCAGTTGTTTGCTGTGGCTTCGCGCCATGTGAACTTGGATACAGAGACAGTCTTTAGCGGAATCATGCCTGTTATCCAGCAGATGATGCAACAGATGCAACAGTACAAGCCTCAACCACAGATGACGCCAGAGGCTATGGTCTTAGAGAAGACCAGCATGGCAGAAACACAACGACGCGCACAACGCGATCAAGCAGATGTCCAACTTGCCCAGCAAAAGCATCAAGACGAGATGGCTATTGCCGCGGAGGACAACCAACTCAAGCTCGCTATCGCTGAAGGTGATAACGAGACTAAAGAGCGCATCGAAGCCGCACGCCTTACCCGCGACAAAGCCAAGATGCAAATGGAGCAGAGAAATACTGCATTAACTACCCTAAGCAAAGGAAATCCAAATGGCTACCAGTGATCAAGAGCAAAAGAGTATCAACGTGCCACAGCACAAGCGCATCGCTATGGGCGAGAAGCTTGATGGCACATCTATGCAACCAAAAGGTGGAAACGCCCCAAAACAAGGAGGATTGGCTAACGCGAAGAAAAAATAATGAGAAGTATCGGAGACTTAATCGGCGCAATCAAAGCCTCACAGACTGAAATCAGTCTTTCCCTATCGCGTGGAAATGCGGTTACATGGGAGGCTTACCAGCGACTGGTTGGACATCACCAAGGTTTACAGGAAACTTTGGACATCATAAATAATTTCTTAAAGGAAGAAGACAAAGATGAGTGATAGCACCGTAGCGTCTAACGACGCTGAATTAGCTTGGGCGTTCCCGAGCGTTGACCCCGGCGCACTACCTCTTGGCGGAAGAATCTTGGTTCAACTCCGCCGAACACAGAAGAAGGCAACAAGCGCAGGGATTATCTTGATTGAAGAAACCAAGGAAACCGAGAAATGGCAAAACATGGTGGCGAAGGTATTGGCGATAGGGCCAATCGCGTTCAAGCACCGTGACACCATGCAACCATGGCCCGAAGGCACATGGGTTGAGATTGGTGACTACATCCGAGTCCCTAAATGGGGCGGAGATCGTTGGGAAGTAAAAGTCCCCAATGAAGATGACTTAGAGGATCCAGCACTGTTCATGGTGCTCAACGACCACGAAGTCATTGCCAAATTAACAGGTAACCCCCTAGCAATGAAAGCCTTTATATGAGTACAGAAACTAAAGAGTCAGACGACATTGTGGTTATGGAAGAGAAGGACGGCGGAGCCGTTGTAGAGCTTCCTGATCATTTAGCCCAAGATAATGATGGCGACGAACAACGTGCCGAAGGTGGGTCAGCAGGAGATGACGGAGACGACGATCATCCTGACGATACCGAAGCCATCCGCGCCGCTCGTCGCTCACGCCGTAAGGCTAAAAGAGAATACATCAAGCAGACTAACGTCGAGAAAGACGTTCGTATGCAAAACCTATTGCGCCAGAACCAAGAGTTGCAAGAACGCCTCTCGGTTGTAGAGCGCAAGACCAACAGCGCAGACCTAGCTCGCATGGACAAAGCCATCGAGGACAAGGAACTGCGCCTGCAATACTCCCGCATGAAAATGTCTGAGGCAACTTCTGCTGGTGACGGAGAAGCTTTTGCCAAAGCGCAAGAGATGTGGTACGAAACCCGCAGGGAAGTTGAGAACCTTAAGGGAATGAAGGACGCCGCGGTCAAGCACGTCTCAGCCCCATCTCCCTCAGAAGACAGCCGTGAGTTACAGCGTCAAGCTGGACGATGGATGGAACGCAATCCTTGGTACGACCCACAAGGTGATGACGAGGATAGCGAGATAGCCAAGGTCATCGATCAAAAGTTGGTGAAGGAAGGTTGGAATCCCAATCAAGCAGAATATTGGCAAGAATTGGATAAACGCTTGCAAAAGCGCCTTCCACATAGGTATACTGACGACACCGACGAGAGACATACTCGTGCAAGACCAAGGAGTGTTGTAACAAGCTCAGGACGCGAAAATTTTTCTGGCAATGGCTCAAGAAATTCATTTATTCTGAAACCAGAACAAGTGAGAGCTATGAAGGACGCAGGCTTTTGGGATGACAAAGAAAAGCGCGCAAAGATGATCAAGCGTTATGCAATTGAAGCACGTAACAACAACTACTAAGGACTAAACATGACAGAATCTCGTCTCAAAAAATCTCTCTCCGCTGGTGGTCGTGAGACTCGCGCTTCACAAGATGCGAGCCGCGCCCCCGCCGAAGAGAAGTTCGTCTCAGCACAGGAACGTCGCAAGATGTGGAGTGATGAGTGGACACAAAGCGCACTGCCAAAGACACCCGAGTTAGACGGGTGGCATCTCATCTGGTTATCAACCACTAATGGGTACGACAGTATTGAAAAGCGGTTTCGGCTTGGGTACGTTCCAGTTAAATCTGAAGAGTTCCCCGGGTTTGAGAATTACCGCGTAAAAGCTGGCGAACACGTTGGTTTTATCGCGTGTAACGAAATGATCTTGTGCAAAATTCCAATGGAAGTTTACCAAGACCTTATGTTGCACATGCATCACGAATTGCCAATGGACGAGGCGGACAAAGTAAAGCTCCAAGTCGAACAAATGCAAGGACAGCGCGATAGCTCAGGCAGAAGCCTGTCGCAGGTTGAAGGAGATGGGTTTGGTAATTTTGACCAAAACGCCTCACAAAAAGTTCCTGTTTTTCAGGGCTAGAGGCAACCAAATAGGAGTAAGACTATGTCTTCAACAAACGCTCCGTTCGGTTTGCGTCCTGCTTTCCACCCATCAGGTCTGGATCGCGCTACGGCGCTCGCCAACGGCATTCAAGCTGTGTCAACTAGCGGAAACGTCTCCGCTGGTTACGCAACAACCATCTTGAAGGGTCAGCCCGTCAAGCAAAACACTGGGGGTTACATTGTTGTCGCCGCCGCTGGTGATGCATTCCTCGGAGCCTTCAGTGGCGTCGAATGGACTGACAGCACTGGTCGTCGTCGCATCAGCAACTACTGGCCCGCCAACGAGTCGTTCCAAGTTGGTTCAGTTGTAGCTTATTTCTACTCTGACCCTAACATTGTTTACGAAATTCAAACTGACGGCACTATTGCCCAAACCTCTGTTGGCGACGAAGCTGACTTGAGCAACACCACTGCTGGTTCTACCACCACTGGTTTGTCACAAGCAACCTTGTCTACGACTCTTGCAGGTTCTGGCAATACTGCTCAGATGAGAATCGTAAACCTCGCTCCCTATGCTGATAACGCTTGGGGTGATGACTATGTCATCGTTCGTGCAACTATTGCCAAATTCCAGTTCGCTGGGGTTGCTGGTACAGCTATATAAGGAGGAGTGAACCATGGCCGCTCCAATGCGCAGTACGGACTTCCGTTCCATCGTTGAGCCAATTCTCAACGAATGTTTTGACGGAGTCTATGATCAACGTACCGATGAATGGTCACGGGTTTTCCGTGAGCAAGAAGGTATTCCACGTAACTACCACGAAGAACCCGTCTTGTACGGTTTCGGTGCGGCTCCACAGTTGCCTGACGGCACTCCTGTGAGCTACCAACAAGGTGGTGTTCTGTTCTTACAACGCTACGTCTACCAAGTATTTGGTTTGGCATTTGCTTTGACCAAAGTTTTGGTTGAAGACGGTGACCACATCCGTATTGGTCAGGTGTATGCACGCCACTTGGCTCAGTCGTTAATCGAAACAAAGGAAACTTTGTCGGCTAACATTCTGAACCGCGCCTTCAACAGCGCGTACCCCGGCGGCGACGGCGTTCAATTGAACAGCGCTTCTCACCCAATCGTGAACGGCACATTCAGCAACTTGCTGACCACCGCCGCTAACCTGTCTCAGACTTCTCTCGAGCAAATGTTGATCCAAATCCGTCAGGCTGTGGACAACAACGGCAAGAAGATTCGTTTGGTTCCACGCCAACTGGTCGTCGCACCGGGCAACGTGTTCCAAGCTGAAGTTCTGTTGAAGTCAGTGCTTCGTTCTGGCAACGCCAACAACGACATCAACCCAATCAAGTCTATTGGCTTGCTTGACGAGGGTGCCGCAGTGTTGTCACGTTTGACAAACGCAAGCGCATGGTGGGTACAGACCGATGCTCCAGAGGGCATGAAGCTCTTGATGCGTCGTAAGCTCGAGAAGACCATGGAAGGCGACTTTGAAACTGACTCTATGCGCTACAAAGCGACAGAGCGTTACCAAGTGGGCTTCACTGATCCTCGTGCGATGTACGGCACGCCCGGCGTCTAATTCACCACCAAATGGCGGGGGGTTCGCCCCCTGCTCTAACAAGGAGAAAAGACTATGGCACAAACCTACATTGGTTCTACCCTACGTACTGGCTCTGGCACATTAACCGATTCCACCGATGGTGGATACGTTGTTGTTTCCCAGACCACTACCGTTACTACTGCGGCGGCTGGTACAGCCACAAGTGCAACTTTGACGTTGCCAGCAAGCTCGCAGATTATTGACTTGATCATTGACATGGTCACAGTCCCATCATTTGGTACTGCTACCACAGTTCCAGCAACTATTGGCACAGTAGCCGCGGGTACACAATACCTGTCTGCTACTGACGTCAGTATTGTTGGTAGAACTGCATTGGCTTTCACCGCCGCTCAGTTAACAGCGATGTCAGACATTGGTGCAAACCAAAGCGTCGTCATTACTCTTGACCCTAATGGAACCGTTGCATCGGAAGGCGTTTTCCGCCTGACCGCTGTATACGCCCAGAAAGTCTAAGGAGTAGCACATGGGTCAATTCAAGCCAATGGTCAAAATGATGACCACAGAGCCTACAGTCGAACTGAAGCTCAAAAAGGGTGGCAAAGTGAGCAAGATGGCTGACGGTGGGTATATGCCCATGCAGTCAGGCATGACTTCTCCTATGCCTTCCTCGATGCCTGCTCGCGGTGGCATGATGCCCACTGATAGTCCTGCAAGACCTTCTATGGCTCGGCGTCGCAAAGCTATGATGGCAAGCAAGCCTGCTATGTCTATGCCCGCTCCAGCTATGCCTGCCATGAAAAAAGGCGGTTCTATGAAGCATGAAGATGCGGCTCAGGATCGTGCAATGATCAAGAAGGCAATGTCTGGTAAGAAGTTTGCAACTGGCGGTGTTGTAGAAGCTCAAGGCGGCTACAAAAAAGGCGGTCTAGCAGTAGCTTCTAATGGCATTATCATGTCCAAATCGGGTAAAACCAAGATGGACACAGCCGAACGTAACACCAAGACATCAGGTAAAACTGGTGATGTAGGCTTGAACAAGCCTGCTGGTTACAAGGCTGGTGGTGGCGTCAAGGGTGGTGGTGTTAATGGTAACGTGAGCAGTACCCCTGCTGGCGTGACTAACATGACTACTGGTAGCGTCAAGCTTGGTAATGCAGGTGGCTTCAAAAAAGGCGGAACTGCAAAAAAGTATGCTAGGGGTGGTGCGGTAGTGCAGGATGACGGCGGGGCGCAATCAATGCCCCAAGGTCGCAAGAAACCCTCCCCCCCTGTGAGTATTACTGCACTGTCTGGCACTTTTAAGAAGGGTGGTCGAGTCAAGAAAATGGCAGAAGGCGGAGAAAGTACCTACGCGAAGGACATCGCAAACAACAGCGTTGACCCAAAGGTAATTACTGACAAAGCTAGCCGTGAACTTGAAGAGGCGTTAAATCCCATAAGCATGGTAAAAGAGGCTTACACCAAGGCTAAAAACTATATTACTGGTAAACCTACAGATGTTAAAAAGACAACTGTAGTTACGAGTGAGAAGGTTAAAAAGCATGGTGGTTCAGTAAAGTGCTAAACCTAAGTAGGGGGTTCGCCCCCTGCTTTCTTTGATCTTTGGAGACCCACATGGGAACTTATTCTTCTGCAACACGCCAAGGGGCGTATGAGCCATTTGAACTGCAAGTAGCCCGTGGGCAAGTTGATGGTCATAAAACCTTATTTAAATTCGGCATCAACGGCGATGTCGGAACATCTGTTGAAACAGTTTGGGCGCAAGGCGGCACATATGTGTACCCCGCTTCTGCCACTGTAATGAAAATTTCCAGTTCAAGCGCAGACGATACTTCTGCTGGAACTGGCGCAAGATCAATTGCTATTTTTGGTCTTGATGCAAATTACAACGAAATTAGCGAGTCTGTCCTTTTAGATGGGCAAACAGCAGTCAACACTGGCAACA